GTTAATGGAACCAGTAACAACAGCCGCAGCAATAACAGCCGGCGTCAGTGCGCTATCTGGCGGAGCCAGTGCATACGCCACAGGAAAACAAAACAAAAAATCACGTGCATTCTCCAGAGAGATGTACGAAAAAACAAAAGCAGATAATATCAAATTCTGGGATATGCAAAACCAATACAATAGCCCAGAAGCACAAATGCAAAGATTAAAATCAGCAGGACTTAACCCAAATATGGTATACGATAAAGGCGGAGCAATTCAAGCCGCCGGAAATATATCTTCACCAGATGTCCAAGGAGGACAATTTAGAACACCAGACTTTGCAGGAATAACAAACCCAATACAGGGCTATTTTGATACGAAAATCAAACAAGCCCAATATGATAACCTATTAGCAGCAAATACAACAATGCAACAAGAAGCGGTATTAAAAGCCGCTCAGGCACTAGGAGAGACATCAAGAACAAAAGGTCAAAATATTGCTAATATGTTAGCAGCAACTAACTTTAATTATTCAGTAGAGGGAGCAAGACTTGCTAACGAAGCGTCCAGAGCAAATATTAATTATACCTTGGATAGTAATACAAGGGCACAAGTAATGCAAGGAAAATCCCTAGAACTAATTGCTCAAGACATTTTATTAAGAAAGGAACAAACTGCAAACTCTGCAGCAGAAAGAGCAAATATTAATCAACAACTTCAAAACATGAAAAAAGATGGTCAACTAAAAGATTTTGATATAAATCTTAGAAGAATGGGTATTAACCCAACCGACCCATCTTATATGAGAATAGTAACACAAGCCTTACAACCATACTTAGAAGATGTAACACAATCTGGAGGATTAATAGAATATGGTAAAAAGAAATTTGGAGAATGGAAAAAATGGAAAAACTCAGGTGGATACGGATTTAAATTTAGATAAATGACATATTTTAAAAAAACATCTTCAGAAATGAAGAAAGAAATGGACAACTTGATTAAACAGATTAATTCAAGTACCAATCAAAATCAACAGATAGAAAGTTTAATACTATCTAGATATGATTCAATATTAAGTTTATTACAGATTACTCAAATTCATATTTCTAACTTTAACAAACAAAAACAATGCGCTACAACAGAAAACGCGGAGGATTCCGCAAAAAACGAGGCTACGGCCGCAGAAGAAACAACACTTATTTAGTACAAAGAGGAGGCATCAGACTATAATGGCAAAAGCAAACTTATTCAACTCGATTCAACTGCCGAAGGTCGGCAGTAACGTATTCGACCTTTCACACGATGTGAAAATGTCGTTTAAAATGGGTGGATTATACCCAACATGTGTAATGGAATGTGTACCAGGAGACAAAGTAAAAATAGGCACAGAAACGATGCTTAGATTTGCTCCACTTATCGCACCAGTAATGCACAAAGTTAATGTAACAACTCACTATTTCTTTGTGCCAAACAGAATTCTATGGTCAAATTGGGAACAATGGATTACAGGAAATGTGGATTTTACTCCACCTTATATGTACTTTAATCAAATTCCAGTAAAAACTTTAGGAGATTATTTAGGATTGCCAACAGATGTACCAGACAACAATATAGCATTCCCTGATCCTAACGCAATGGTATGCTCACCTTTTCCAATAGCAGCATATAATAAAATTTATAACGAATATTACAGAGACCAAAATCTTCAAACTCCGTTAACAGATGCATTAAACGATGGATTAAATAACTGGGCTCAAACAGAAAGTAGATTATCTGTAAGAAATAGAGCATGGCAACATGACTACTTTACCTCATGTTTACCTTGGGCCCAAAAAGGAGATGCTGTAACCATACCAATTGGAGATGTAACAATAGGATTCAATGATGAAGTTGGAGGAACAGTATTTAGACAAGAAGATGGTACAGCATTTACAAACCAAAGCAATTTAGGTCATTCAGATGCAGGAGGTCAACCACGTCAAGGTTCTACAACTGGTACCCGTTATAATATTGATAACTCAAGCCAACTATATGGTACTGCAGAAGCAGCAGATATCAATTCACTACGTCGAGCCTTTAGACTTCAAGAATGGTTAGAACGTAACGCAAGAGGCGGAACTCGATATATTGAAAGTATTTTAGCCCATTTTGGGGTAAAATCTTCAGATGCTAGACTTCAAAGACCAGAGTACTTGGGCGGTTCAAAAGGTAAAATGGTAATTAGCGAGGTACTAACTACAGCAGAAACTACACTACCAGTAGGTAATATGGCAGGGCATGGTATTTCAGTATCAGGTGGTAACGAATTCAGTTATAAAGTAGAGGAGCATGGATGGATTATGGGACTTATATCTGTAACACCAGAAACAGCATACCAACAAGGTGTACATCGGTCACTTCTCAAACTGGACCGCTTAGATTATTTCTGGCCAACCTTTGCAAACATTGGAGAACAAGAAGTAAAAAACGTAGAACTATACGCACAAGGTAATACTATAGGTGAAACATTTGGATATGTACCAAGATATGCCGAATATAAATTTCTTAACTCACGTGTAGCAGGAGAAATGCGTACAGAATTAGATTATTGGCACCTCGGACGTAAATTTAGTGCTAAGCCAAATTTGAACGGTGCCTTTATTCAATGTGATCCTAGTACCCGTATTTTTGCAGTAGAAGAAGAAGGAGTGGATAATATTTACGGACATATCTTTAATAATATTAAGGCTATTCGTAAGATGCCGAAGTACGGCACGCCTAATTTCTAATATGCCATGTGATACACCATTTCATGTTAATAACCCACGCTACCCTATCTATAGTAACGACCGGCAGGTTCCGGTACCTTGTGGAAAGTGTCCAGCGTGTTTGTCCAGACGCACTAGCGTCTGGACATTTCGTTTAAAAACTCACGCAAAAAATGCTAATACCTCTCATTTCGTTACTCTTACTTATGATACCCGCTTCGTACCTATTACAAAACGAGGATATCTTACATTGGATAAAAGAGACGTTCAACTCTATTTCAAAAAACTTAGGAAAGCCCACCCGAAGGAAGTGGTAATAAAATACTACTTAGCAGGAGAATACGGCAGTAAAACCTTCAGACCTCATTATCACATCATCTTATTCAATGCAGACATAGAACTAATACATAAAGCATGGGACAAAGGAGAAGTACATATAGGAGAATTAACAGAAGCATCAGCCGCATACACTGCAAAATATATAAACAAAGGGAAAATTATACCAATGCACAAAAACGATGATAGACTGCCAGAATTTAGTTTAATGAGCAAAAAATTAGGACTTAACTACTTATCTGAAAAAATAATTAACTATCATAGAGCGGATATTGAAAGAAATTTCATAACATTGGAAGACGGTAAGAAAATAAGCCTACCTAGGTATTTCAGAGAGAAAATATGGACAGAAACTGAAAGAAGAACTCAAGCAGATAGATTAGCAGAAAAATTCAAGGAAATAGAAGAACAAAAAGAATTAGAATATTACAATAAAAATCAAACCTTAGATGGATATGAACAACTCAAAGAAAGTGGAAAAACCTACAGAATCGTTACACACGAAAAAAGAGCCCGAGAAGGGCGTAACAAAATTTAGGTCATCAATTAACTACATAATCAAAAAAGAGGAGCAGGAGGAAAAATCATCAATGGAACCAAGCCAGACAGTTCCAGATATGACTCTGTCATTACAAGAATTAGTACAACGATACACCAGAGGACAATCAGTAGCAACCTTTACACCCGTATATTACGGAGAAGAAGAAGAATTCGCAGACGTTAGTAGAATGGACCCAATAGAACGCATAGAATATGCTAGATTCATTCGCGAGAAAATTGCAGAAACTAGAACCTCCCTAGCGGAGCACACACGTGCCGAAGGACGTGAGCCGCAAACGAGCGATGGACAAAACTTCGTAGAAGAAAACATAGAGGAAAATGGACTTTAACAACCCCCCCTATAAAACAAAACAACAAACAAGAGGGAAGATGAGAACCACAGGTTCTCATCTTCCCGACAAGTGGCGCTATGGCAAAAAAACAAAAGCGCAATGGATACAGGCCTTCGAAGAGGAGGCCAAGCACTAATACTACTTGATATATTAGTGCTAATTGACACCAAACACAAACGAAAG